TTCTAATGTCCAAAAGATCTTCAATAACTTCTCGACGATGTGCAGTAACAAGTTGCATAAAAGGTACAAAAGTACTGCTACCCAAAATCACAATTTGAGTAAAAGACTTATAATTAACTTTAAGAATATTTTCTTCTAAAATTCTTTGATTGGAACGATCATCAGCTTCTTTATGAAGAGGTTTTCCATTTATTTCTATATCAAAAATATTTGGTTTGATTCCCCTACGAACCAAATATTTTCTATTATTAACTAAAAATTCAATTTCAACCAGACAATCTTTTTCATTTACACTATTGACCAATTGCGGTTTATTAATTTTACGAAAAGGTTTATTAAACAAACCAAAGGTTAAAGCATCTAAAATGGTTGATTTCCCAGCTCCATTAGTTCCAATAATTAAATTTGTATTATGCTTTTCAAAATCAATTTCTGTCCACTGATTTCCAGTTGAAAGAAAATTTTTCCATCTTATTTTACGAAATTTGATCATTATTAAAAAGTTTAGGAGGAATTACAATATCATTTGGAGTTATAATCGTGTACTTGTAATTATATGCTCTACAAGTTCTAATTGCGGCTGAGTCATCAACCTCTACTACATCCATTTCTGGATGATCTTCATCCTCAAGCATTAAAGCATATCTAGTTGCATCGTCTTCTTCTTCAAAGAAAAATAAAACTTTTTCCCCATAATTATTTGGAACTGCATATGCACCATCTTCTTTTTTTCCTTTGAGGGTTAAAAGATACATTACTCTACTAAGCAAGCTTCTTTATAAATTTCTTGAAAGATATTTTTAAGAATTGATTTATCATAAGAAATTTCAGAGTCATCAATGTATCTATTTAAAATAGACATTGTATTCTCTTCTTCTTCAATTTCAAAATCCTCATTAATTTGAATTTCAAAATTTTCAATAATTTTTAAATCTTGAACTCCAGCATTATAGAGTTTATCAATAAATTTTTCAAAATTTTTTGGATTAGTTTTTTTACGAACTATAACTTTTACAATTTTATTTTCATATTCTGAGGTATCAAAAGTTTTATAATTAGTATCTTCATAATACACATTATAAAACAATTTATAAGGATTGTTAATGGATATTAAATCAAAAGTGTCAGTATCAAAGATGTGAAAACCACGAGTATCATTTACATCATTCCAAAACATCTCATAAGGATTTCCTAGATAAAAAACTTTTCCATTATTTGAACGAGTATGATAGTGACCAGAAAAAATGCGTTCAAATTTATCAAAAATATTTGCACTCATACCGTCTTCCATTAGATGGCCTCGATAAGGAGCAAATCCTTGCAATTCAAGATGACCCATTGCAATTTTAGATTTAGTAGACTTTATTAACTTTTTAGTCTTACTTTCATTTTCTTGACAAATCCAAGGAATGAATAAAACATCTAAATTTTCTATTTTTACAATTTCTGGTTCAGAATAAGTTTTTATATTTGGATAATCTTTAAGAAGAAGTTCTGGAGAATTAGTTTGGTTAGTATTTTTATAATAACAGTCATGATTGCCAACAATCATGTGAACCGTATAATTTTTAAGAGGTTCAAAAACCACTCTTTTGGCCCAGTTAAGACTTTGATAATCAATTGATTTTCGACTATCAAAGGCGTCCCCCAAATGCAACACTGTTGAAATTTTATGTTCCTCTAGTGTAGGGAAAAAAACGTTTTTGTAAAATAGTTCAAAATAATCATGAAGATACTTTGATCCTTTTCTAGCACCGTAATGAGTATCTGTAATGATGGCGACCTTCATCGGTTAGTTTTATACTGAATGTTATCCTTGATAGAATTATAATCCGAACTGCTACCAAAAAGCAAGCCCTCATCAACCATCATAACCTCATCATAACCACTTCTTTCAATAATTTTAGTTTTGATATCTAATTGCTTTTTCTCTTTTTGAATACGGCGAAGAAAAGCGTAGTGAATAATTTGAGTAAAGTATGCAAAAGGATTTTTTGACTTTTCTGGGTCAAAGTTATGAATGTACTGAACACAATTTTCCACACCATCAGAAATCATATCTTCTCTGAACATGTAGTTGACAAAATTTGGTTTGTATGAAAGGTGAGTGGCAATTTTTAAAAAGCAGTCACCAAGATAATCAGTAATGGGTGGTTTTCCTTCCCAAGTTCCAGATCTGTCTTCTCTAGTTGGTTTCCGCTCATACTTACTTAGAAAAGAATTTTCAACTTTGGAACGATAAACAATAAGAGCTTCTAAAAATTCTTTATTATTAACATAATGCTCAGACTTTTTCTTTGACATGACATTTTTCTAATTTAATTTTTTTATATTATAACACACACAAAATACACTTGACAAGTTTGTAAAATACGTTTAGACTAGGTTTGTCAGTTTTGAAGGATAAGTTAGCTCTTAATCATCTTTAATAAGATTTTCTAACCACTGTCTGGCATCTTCAACTGAAGAAATATATCCCATTTGATTTGATATTTTTACTTTTCCGGTTCCATCATTTTCTTCATCATTTAAGTCATTATTATACCGTTGATAAATTTCAATAACTGAGTGATCTGTTACTTCTGTCATGGTTATTACTTTATCAAGTTTAATTATATAAAGATCATCTTTGGGAACTTTCATCCAAGGATCTACTTTAATCATGGATCCCATTGGAGTCTCTATTACGTTAATTATAATTGGATTTTGAAGAAGAATAATAGGATCTCCATCGTTCTCATCAACAGAGACTAATGAAAATATTTCTTCTCCAGATATCAGTTTTATTGAGCAATAGAACTCTTCTCCCATTAGTTTTTAAGCGGTATGTTTACAATATCATAATTAAAGTTTTCTTCGTTATAAACTTTGATTCTTTCGATTAAGTGATTGAGTGTATAATTCTTTCTTGACTTATAACTGATATCATCGGCAATGTCATATAGAGTTGCCTTTGTTTTATTGTCTCCCTTTCTCAGGACTCTTCCGATTGATTGGAGGTTTCTGATTCTTGATTTACTAGGGGAAGCAAAGATAACGTTATGTAGATTTCGAATATTAATACCAGTAGAAAAGGTCCCGTAAGAAGCAACGATGATAGCATTGTTTTCCTTTTCAGTAATTTCCCTAACTTTTTCTCGGTCCTCAGTATCTACACCACCGTGTACAAAAAACACGTGACGATTATTATCGATATTCTTATTTATGAGTTCGTATAATGGTTGTCCGTGCCCTTCAACTCTGGAAAATAAAATTAAAGTATTTCCTTTTAAATCAATAGCAAGATTTTTGATAAATTTATTTCGTTTTTCATGATTGATGATATACTGAACTTCGTCCTCAAAAGTCTCAAACTTATTTGGTGGGTGTTTCAATAGAAGAATATTAATATCTAACTTCGCAACATGACCCTTCTGCATCAGTTCATCAGTGCGAATAATCTTATAAGAAGGTCCAAATAAACCTTCTAGAACCCACTTATGCGTTTGAGTTCCGTCTAACGTTCCTGTAAAACCGTAACGATATTTTGCATCTGACAGTTTTGTCATTATAGATACTAATGACTTTGATTTAAACTGGTGTGCTTCATCTCCAACAACCACATTAAATCTTGAGAAATATTGTCGGGGAAGTTTGTAGATGGACTGCCAGGTTGTAATGATAACCTGAGAGTCTGTTTCTCTTTCTTTACCTGCATAGATCTTGTGGCAAAATGAACCCACGTCCCACCCATAATCTGCAAAGTCTTTATACATCTGCTCTACAAGGGATGTCGTTGGAACGACTATCAGAGTATTTTGCCCTTTCTCAACGTAATATCTCACAATCGCATATATCATCAGAGACTTTCCAGAAGCAGTTGGAGATATCAACAACTTTCTATTGTGTCTTAAAGCGTCGTATACTCCCTCAACTTGGTAATCACGGGGAGCATACTTGCTAATTGATGTAATATAATCTTTGACTCCTTCTTTTGAAATCATTTCATTGACTTCAAAAGGAAGACCATAAAACTTATTGTTTACAAACTCATAAGTGTAATCGTGATTATCACAAAAACGAGTAAGTTTATCTAATAATCCAGCATAGATTTCGCCAGACTGTGGATTGAATAGGCGTATTTTTCCATCCCAGTGCCTGTTGCGAAACTGGGGCATAAACTTTGCGCCTGGTACATCGAAGGTAAACTGATCCTGAAGTTCGTAATAAACGTGTGGTTCTGCCTTTACCTGAAGATATACCTCATTCTTTTTTGATATAACCAAATGTGACATACGTTCATATCAATACAAAAATATTTATTGACATAAAAAACGGGGTCAATTGAACCCCGATTGAAAACGATGCCACTCAATAGCATTTTTAATTTGGAATGTTCGATTAGAAATTGTTTTGATTACCTCTTCCAAGAACTTGAGCATAATGTCATAGTATCTTATCTTGAGTTCTATCTTACTTAACCTCTCATCCCCTTCCATATGCCTCTGTATTGCCTCTTTGTCCCGAACTTTATACGGAAACGGTTCTTCTTCATACACCTCTTG